ATGAATGCGGCAGGTACCGCCTCCCCGGCGTCGTCGGTCGTCAATGCGTTCGGCCTCTCGGTCGTCGTCGATCCGAACTGGACAGCCGATCCGGTCGTCTGCCACCCGGACGGCTTCGAGATCTACGAACAGCAGAAGGGAGCCATCTCGGTCGAAGCCGCAGACGGCTCGCTGAGCCGCTACATCAAGTTCCGTGGCTACTTCGCCACGTTCATGATCGACGCCACCAAGTTCGTCGTCGCTAGCTGATCCCCCGGAGTCTGGACTATGGCAACGTACTCGATTACTCATCAACAGAGGCTCGATGACGTCGCCGTAGTTCAGACTCTTGAAGCCACCGACATCGGCATCGGCGATTCGATCACGGTCGCCGGTGCCGGAACAGGCTTCAACGGCTCTCAGACAGTCATCTCTACCGAGAACTATCTGTTCCTCGGCGTCTCCGACGAAGGTGACCTCGACTTCGACTATGACGTCATCATCCCGAACCAGGTGCTTTACCAGAACTCCGGAGATGACGTCGAGCGTGAAGCCGTCGACCCCTATGGGACGATCACTTGGACTCAGCAATGCTCGTGGATCGTCGTGGCCGACGTCCAAGAATGGCTTGGCATCGACTCAGCAACAGCGAACGACACCGCCTTCCTCACGACGTGCGTCAACGCCTCGAACGACTGGTGCTATCGACGTCGCAAAGCCGGAGGCTACGCCGACTCCCTCTCGACCGTCCCCTCACGAGACGTCAAGCTCGGGACGATCATGTATGCCGCCGTTCTCTATCGTGAGCGAGGCTCAGTCGACTCGTATGCTTCATTCTCCGACATGGGAGCAGGCCAACCGATCCTCAGCCTCGGCCAAGTCCACCGGCTTCTCGGCGTCAACCGTGCTCAGGTGGCCTAATGCCAGCGGCCGGCATCTTCGTCGAAGCGATCAACGCCCTCAAGGCGACGATCACCGGCCTCGGCTACAAAGTCGTCACCGACCCTCGGAACGTCCGACCGCTCACCGTCTACATCGAGCCGCCGACATTCACGAGCTTCACCTACAACGTCGGAGACCTCACCTGTCGAGTGTCCGTCCTCGCACCGCCACCCGGTAACCAGGACGCCTCCGACTACCTCATGACCGTCGTCGACGCTCTCATGAACTCCACCCTCCCGATCCAGGACGGACGGCCAGGCTCCCTCGACGTAGGAGGCCAGGTTCTTCCGTGCTACGACCTCACCATCCGAATCGCCTCCCGGCGTAACTAACCAAGGAGCTCCCAATGGCTACCACCACCTACCTCAGCAACCCGAGCGTGACCGTGAACTCGGTCGACCTCTCCGACCAATGTACGTCGGCCGCCGTCACCGTCGGCTACGACCAGCTGGAAACCACCGCCTTCGGATCGTCCGGCCACAGCTTCGCCGCTGGCCTAGAGACCGTCGACGTCACCCTCACGCTGTTCGTCTCGTACGGCACCGGAGAAGTCGAAGACACGCTCCAGAGCCTCGTCGGCACCACCACCACCATCGTCGTCAAGCCCGAAGACGCCGCCGTCGGAGCGTCGAACCCGAGCTACACCGTGACCGGCGCATACCTCGCCAGCCTCCCCGTCATCAACGCCTCGGTCGCCGAGCTTTCGTCCATTGACGTAACCTTCACGGGCGGCACCTGGGCCCGAGCGACCAGCTGAACTAAGGAGTTCCGACATGAAGATCAAGATCCGAATCGACATCGGCGAAGGCCCCGTCGAAGTAGATACCACACTCGCCACGATCGTCGCCTGGGAGCGACGCTTCAAGCGCAAGGCGTCCGACTTCGTGAACGGTATCGGAATCGAGGATCTTGCCTTCATGGCACACGAAGCGTGTAAAGCGCAGAAGATCGTCGTCCCGGCGGTTCTCGATGACTTCATCAAGAAGCTCGAAGCCATCGAAGTCGTCGGAGATGACCCCGTAAACCCTACCGAGGGGACACCTACCGGAGAAGACTCGCCGAGCTCCTAGTCGAGACCGGATGGTGGCCCCCTCACATCGAGTTCGACGTCGAAGATCTAGCGACGGCGATCCACATCATCAACGAATCGAGGAAGAATGGCCGTCAGGGTCGAAGGAGCTAAAGAAGCGATCAAGACGCTCCGCAAGATCGACCCCGAACTCCGGAAGGAGTTCAACGCCGAGGTGCGTCGGATCGCCGCTCCAATCGTCGACGCCGCTAAAGCCAACTACGCCGACACGATGATCCCGTCCGGCACCCGTCGAACATGGACTCAGCGAGGTCGCAAGCTCTTCCCGTTCACCGTCGCCAAAGCTCGCCAAGGCGTCCGAGCCAAACCAGACACCCGAGCTCGATCAAGATCAGTCATCAAGGTCGTCCAGTCGAACCCGGCGGCCGCCATCTACGAATTCGCCGGAGACGCCACCGACAACCCTCTCGGCCGAGCCTTCACGAAGAAGGGACGATCCCCGGCCCGAGTGATGTGGCCCGTAGCTGAGACCAAAGTCGGAGCGGTCACCGATGAGATGAAAGATCTCGTCAAGAACGTCGAGAAGCTTGTCCAAAAGGAACTCAACTAATGGCCGTTGTCATCCCCATCCTGTCCGAGTTCTCGGATAAAGGCATCCGAGCCGCCGAGAGCGGCTTCAAGAAGCTCGGCGACCTCGCCAAGACCGCCGCCAAAGCCGTCGCCGGAGTGTCAATTGCCGCCGGAGTCGGAGCCGTCAAGGCCATCGACCTCGCCTCCGATCTCTCAGAATCCCAAGCGAAGATCGGCGAGATCTTCGGCGAATCAGCCGCCGACGTCGAGGCGTTCGCCGCTACCGCCGCCAAAGCTCTCGGCCAGTCGAAGCAAAGCGTCCTCGACGCCGCCGGAACCTTCGGAGTGTTCGGCAAAGCCGCCGGACTCACCGGAACCGACCTCTCGACCTTCTCCAATGACTTCACGGCTCTAGCGTCCGATCTTGCCTCGTTCAATAACACGAGTCCCGAAGATGCGATCCAGGCGATCGGAGCGGCTCTCAGAGGCGAATCCGAGCCCCTCCGCCGCTACGGCGTCCTCCTCGACGATGCCAGCCTCCGCCAAGCCGCTCTAGAGCTCGGCATCTATGACGGGAACGGAGCTCTTACCGCCCAACAGAAAATCTTGGCCGCCCAAAAGCGCATCTACGAGCAGACCGCCGACGCTCAAGGTGACTTCGCTCGAACGTCCGACGGTCTCGCTAACCAGCAAAGAATCCTCAAAGCTCAGCTACAGAACGCCGCCACCACCATCGGCACCGTCCTCCTTCCGATCGCCACCAAACTCTTCTCATTCTTCGCCGAACGAATCATCCCGATCGTCGAGAAGTTCGCCAAAGTGTTCGAGGAAGAAGGCATCTCCGGTATCGGTCGCCTCATCGGCGAGCAGATCCCGATCGTGATCGAGAAGCTCAAGGAGCTCGGAGCGGCTCTTCTCCAATGGGTCGCCGACTCGCTCCCAGGCTGGCTCAAGAAACTCGGCGAACTCGGCCAGGCTCTTATCGACTGGATCGGCCCCCGAATCAAGCCAGCACTAATGAAGCTCGGAGAATGGCTCGGCGATCTCGCCAATTGGATTATCGACGACGGCCTCCCGATGCTCGTCGAGAAGCTCATCGAGCTCGGTAACGCTCTCGTCGACTGGATCGCCCCCAGAATTGTCCCAGCTCTCCAAGAGCTCGGGAAGTTTTTGGCGAAGCTTCTCGAATGGATCGTCACCGACGCCATCCCAGCCCTCGCCGCTCAAGCTCTCAAGCTCGCTGGGGCTCTTCTCTCATGGCTCGCCGAGCTTCTCCCTAAAGCGATCGCCGGACTCGGCACGTTCGTCTGGGAACTTGTCAAGGAGCTCCCCGGCATCTTCCTCGACTTGGTGAACGCCATGTTCGATAAAGGAATGGAACTCGGCGGCAAGATCCTCGACGGGATCGTCGACTTCGTAAAAGACATGCCCGGCAAAATTTTCGACGCCTTCACGGCAGTATTCGACAAGATGGTCGACATCGGTAAGGAGATCGTCGCCGCCATCGTGCGAGGCATCAAAGCGTCCCCGAACATCATCCGAGAAGCGATCCAAGGACTCCTTCCAACTAGCGGCACTTTGCTTGGCGGCGGCCTCTTCGGCGGATCCCCTGGAATCCGGATCCCGTTCATGGCCGAAGGCGGCGTCGTCAACCGCCCGACCCTCGCCATGATCGGCGAGGCAGGCCCCGAAGCGATTGTTCCCCTCGACCGGCTCGGCTCAATGGGCGGCGGAATCACGATCAACGTCGGCGGCTCCGTCATCTCCGAAGGAGACCTCATCGAAACCGTCCGGCGTGGCCTCGTAAACGCCCAACGCAACGGAGCGAACCTCCTCTACTCGAACGCCGCCTAATGCCTCTCCCCTGCCAACCCGTCGTCGAAATCCGTCTCGGAGTAGGAGCTTCCTTCGGCCCCGTGCTCCAGCTCGGCGACCCGGTACACGGCAAACTCGGCGAAAACGTGCTCGGCACTACCGCCGTCCAAGTCGTCGACGTCACCTCCACCACCCAATGGATCTCGATCCGTCACGGCCGAGATCGAGTGTTCGAGGAATCGCTACCCGGCACCGCCTTCGTCCAATTCCTCGACACGACCGGAGACTGGAACCCGGCCAACACCTCAAGCCCCTACTACGGCCAAGTAAAGCCGATGAGGCAAATCCAAATCCAAACCGAATACGACGGAACCGGGTACTACCTATTCTCCGGCTACATCACCTCATGGGATTACGCCTGGCAAGACCAAAGCGTCGACTACGCCACCGTCACCGTCCAAGCCGTCGACGGCTTCCGTCTCCTCCAGCTCGCCAACATCGACAACGTAACCGGAGCCGCTAACAAAGACCTCCCCGGCGAACGCATCGACCAGATCCTCGACGAACTCGACTGGCCGTCAATCCAAAGAGACATCTATCTCGGAGACACCGAACTCCAGAACGATCCCGGCGGAATCCGCTCCGGCCTCTCCGCCCTCCAGCTCATCGCCTCCAGCGACCTCGGAGCGTTCTTCATGGAACACAACGGGAACGCCGCCTACTACTCCCGAACCAAACTCGCTCAGCTCGCCGCCGCCGCCGATCCCTACGAGTTCACCGACGACGGAACCGGCATCGACTACCAAGAAATAGACATCAACTACGACGAAACCGAACTCTACAACGACGTCACCTTCACCCGACTCGGCGGATCAGCCCAAAACGTCTCCGACGCCGCCTCTATCACCGAATACTTCCGTCGAAGCCTCGACCGCTCCGGCCTCATGATGGAAACCAACGCCACCGCACTCGCCCGAGCCACGAGCGTCCTCCAATACCGGAAAGAAGTCCGGCTCCGAGTCGACTCGATCGGGCTCGACATCTCAACCGACTCCAACCGAGTCGAACCAGCCCTCTCGCTAGAGATCGGAGACCCGATCATCGTCACGAAAACAATGGCCGGAGGAACATCGCTCACCGTCCGAACCACGATCCAAGGCCACCAACACGACATCACGCCCGGCC